AAGGTAAGTATTTATGGAATATCTTTTGCTTGTAGTGAGGCTTTATAATGAACTTTGCAGACCTTTTAAAAAAAAACTTTATATTTATTCCAGTAGTTGCTTCAATAGTAGTTGGGGGATTTACTTCTGTTAAGTATGTTTTAAATTTAACAACAACTATTAATGAAAGTAAAGTTACAATTATAAAATTAGAAAGCGAATTAAAAGTAGCACAAAAAGAATTAACAGATATGAATACAAGATTAACCTCTGCTGAATCAACTTGGCAGATGGCAGAAAATTTATATAGAAATTTAGCAGATCAAGTAAGAGAACACTCTTATGATATTAAAGATTTAAACAGATAAGGATTTATGAATAATGGAGAGTGCCAAGATGAATTATTACTTTACAGGATTATTGATTATATTGATGACTCTATTTGCATTATTTGTAAAACCTGCACACGCAAGGAACGAATATCTTAATGAGTATGGTGTAAGATGTGGAGAGTTTGAAACTAGAATAGAAGCAGAAGATAGAAATGGTAAATATAATCATTATAACGATACTAATAACTATCGTAATGATGATGATAATTATAGATTAAGTTTTACTTACAGAAAATATTTAGGCACAGATTGCAAAACTACAAAAGAAAATGTAGCAATTAAACAACAATTAGAATTAATGAAGATGTGTGGTAGGGTTAATAGTAATCCAAGTCTTGCACACAATGAAAATTTTAGATTATTAGTATCTAAATGTAGAGGAGTTACTCCTACTAAAACAGATAATAGACCAGCAGATGATAAAAGTCTTTGGGATAATATGAAAGATGATTATAAAAAAGAAAATCCAGATGTTATAATAATGGGAGATAAAATTTTATTACCACCTAAAGATTATAAAATGCCAGTACCAGAATGAGTAGAAGTTTAAGAAAATTAATAGTAAAACTCCGCATGATGTACTGTGATATAAGAGGTCATCATGGAAAAAGATGGAACTATGAACCATCAGAACACTATATGGGAATGAATAAAAAGAAAAGAAAATGAAAATATCAGAAAATACATCAGTAAGTATGCCAATGAAAAATATAATTGGTATTATTATAGCAGTAGCAATGGGTGTGTTTGCTTACACACAAGTAACAGCTAGATTAACAAGTTTGGAAACTTCAAGAGAATTATTTCAAGCTGATCTACTTAAAAAATCAGAACAGCTACCTACTGACCAAGAGCAATATATGTTGATAGAAGATTTATACAAATCAACTGAAAAATTAGAGATTACTCAAGAACAAAACATGACTAACAAGGTTAATATAGAATTTTTAAAAGCACAACTAGACAAAGCATTAACTGATGTTGAAAAATTAAAAGATAAAGTAAGAGCAAATGGTAATGGTACACATTAATGATAGATAAATTTTTATATGGATTCTTTGGTGGATTAGATAATTTATGTGCAGGTGTATCAAATTATTTATATAGAATAAGCAGAGGTAAAAATGACAGGAAGAATAAACAAACAAATATTAGAGCATCAAAAAAAAATACAAAAAAAAAATAAACAAATTAGTTTAATTAAAAATTTAAAAAAAGAAGTTAATATTGGTGCTAATGGAACGCAAAATTATATTATTAAAAAAGGTATTAACAAAGGTAAAATGTTATGATAGAAACTATTGTAGCTTTACTTATGATTATTAATGGTGAGATAAAAGAGCATAGAATACAAGAATCTATGAGTGATTGTTTAAAAGGTAAAAGACTTGCAATGCGTACAAATAAAAACAATAATATTCAATATCAATGTATAAAATCTAAAGCAGAACTTGAAGTAAATATTGATGGTTCATTATCAATCAAGAAACTTATATTAAAATAAAATGGCAAGAAATATTACAACAGCTTTTAAAAATGCTATAACAAGTAAAGTCGTAAGACCTATTATGGCAGTTGAATTAGACTTTAGTGATGGAGTATTAAAACTTTGGAATGGTTATGGAGATTTAACTATGACTGCTGGTGGTTCGTCAAAAACATTTACTGGTCAAGGAGATTTATTATCAATCACTGACATAGAAGAAAGTTCAACATTATCCATGAGTGGTGTTACTTTAACTTTAGCAGGAATTAAATCTAGTTTAATTTCTACTGCTTTAAGTGCAAGCTATACTAATAGAAATGGTGCAATTTATTTTGGTTTATTTGATGCTTCCAAAAATATAATAGCAGATGTCTATACTATTTTTAAAGGTAAGATGGATGTGCTAAATATTCAAGAGGGAAGTGTTACTACTCTTGTAACTTTAAAATTAGAAAGTAGATTAATAACTTTTGAAAAACCAGCTAATAGAATGTACACTTTAGAAGATCAAAAAGTTGATTTTTCATCAGATTTAGGTTTTGAATTTATACCAGATTTACAAGATAAAGAAATTATTTGGGGAAAAGAAACAAGTTAATGAGAGTTGATAACTGGGATTCGAAATTAGAATTAGTTATTAAAGAATTAAAAAATAAAGAAAAGTTTATGCTTGGTAAAAATGATTGTTTAACTTTTCCGATTGAATGTATTGAAACTATAACAGGAATTAAAGTCTTTAATAATAAATATAAATCTTTAAATGAAGCAAAAAAAATTTTAAAGAAAATGAAATCTAAAGATATACTTGATGTTGCTTTAGAAAGTGCAAAAAAACATAATTTTAAAGAAATTGATATAGATAAAGCACAAAAAGGAGATGTTTTATATTATACAAGTAAAGCATCAGATTTTAATGGAACTTTAGGTATTTGTATAGGCGAATCAGTTATGTTTAACTGGAAAAAAGCAATAACATTAATACCAAAAAATAATTGTAAAATAGCTTGGAGAATTGAATAGTGAAAATTTATAACAAAATAGTTTATGATAAAGATGATAATATCATAGAAGAAGATTCTTATGAATATCATGGTTCAGTAGCAAAAGCTGATAATGTTGTAGAAGCTGTTATTGTTGTTGCGGCAGTAGTTGCTGTGGTAGTAATTTTAGGTCCAGCCGCAGTTTCGGCATTTCAAGGTTTTAATCCTCTTGTTCAAAAAGCATTAATTTCTGTTGGTACTTCTATTGTTGGTGGTATTATAGGTCAAAAACTTGCACCCAAGATTGATCCACCTAATTTTGGTACTTCTTTAGAATCAGGAATTACAGTTACTTCAAAAGCACCTACTGCTCCTTATAGAATTGTATATGGCTCATCAAGAGTTGGTGGGGTTATTGTTTATGCACAAACAACTTCTGACACAAATGAATTTTTACACATGGTTATTGTTCTTGCTGGACATGAAGTAGATGATATTTCAACTGTTTTTTTAGGAGATGATGCTGTTACATTAGAAACGACTTCAAATGATAGTAATGGTATTCCTATTTTTACACCAACAAGTAGTGATCAATATAATGGTAAATTAAGAGTTAAAAAACATTTTGGCGATCCTGCACAATTAGCTGATGCTAATTTAGTATCTGAAGTTACTCAATGGACAACTAATCATAAAATTAGTGGAAAAGCATATTTATATTTAAAATTTTCATTTGATTCAGATGTTTATCCGAATGGTGTACCTAATGTTTCTGCAATAGTTAAAGGTAAAAAATTATTTGATCTTAGAGCAACTAGCTTTACTGCTTCTTCCTCTACTGTTTCAACATCATCAAATACTATAACTATTTCAAATCATGGGTTATCTACATTCGATAGAGCAACCTATGACACGAATAGTCAAACAGCTATCGGTGGATTAAGTAATGGTACACTTTATTATGTTATCAAGATTGATGATAATACTTTTAAACTTGCAACGAATTATGCAAACTGTGTTGCAGGAACTCCTATTAGTTTAACATCAGTATCAGGTAGCACTACACAAAAATTTAATTTTACAACTTTTTCTGATAATCCTGTTTTATGTATTAGAGATTATTTAAAAGATACTACTTATGGTATGAAAGTTGAAGATGTTGAGTTAAATGATACAAATTTTATAGCAAGTGCAAATACTTGTGATGAAACTGTTTCTGTTACTAACCCATCAGGAACAGAAAAAAGATTTACTTGTAATGGTGCTTTTCAATTATCACAAAGTCCTAAAGTAATTATAGAAAATTTATTAACCACATTGGGTGGTTTTTTAATTTATTCAAATGGAGAATTTAAAATAATACCATCTTCATTTTTATCGCCAACAGTTACTTTAAATGAAAGTAATTTAAGAAGTGGTATATCTATAAATAGTAGAGTAAGTAAAAAAGAATTATTTAATGCTGTTAAAGGTTTATATTCTGAACCAGCTAATGATTTTCAACCACAAAATTATCCTATCTTAACTAATTCAAGTTTTGAATCAGAAGATAATAATGAAAGAATTTATGCAGAATTTGATTATCCTTTTACTAACTCTAGTAGAATGTGTCAAAGATTGTCAAAGATTCAATTATTAAAAGTTAGACAACAAATATCTTTTTCAGCAACTTTTGATATGGGTGCTTTTGATTTAGATGTTGGGGATACTGTTAATATCACAAATGCAAGAATGGGTTTTACAAATAAAACTTTTCAAGTATTAGAGTGGGGTTTTTCTATTGATGCTAGTGATGGTAGCTTACAAATAACTGCTAATTTTAAAGAAATAGCTAGTGCTGTATATG